ATAGTTTGCACGACCACGAGAAGTAAAGTCACCATCAGCTGTTGACACATCAACAAGTTTAAATTCACGAGTACCACAACGGAATCTTAATGCGTCTGTATTTGGGATATTAAACAATAATTGTATATCACCATTAAAGTTACTAACCAAATTACCACCAAGAGAGGCAACTGTTACAGTACCAACAGTACCAGTAGCAGCAGAAACAGATCCAGTGATTGTTTCAGTAGAACTAAATGTTCCAACGATATTAACAACATATAATGCATATGCATTAGTATCTGGATTAAATTCTTTGCCAACTACAACTGCAGTAGCACCAGATGTTCCACCTGTGATAACATCACCACGATTTAAACATACTTGTGAATCTCCATTAATGCGACGAGCAGAACCTGATGCAAGACCACCCACATTAGTTTCAGTATTAAACGCACCAGAAACTGGAGTGTATGTTATTTTAGACGCAGGAGTGCAATAAGAAGCAATACTAATGTTGTCAAAGAATGGATAGAAACGAGTACCTGGTTTTAATTTCTGTACTTGGATTAAAACATTTCTAGATCTAATGTAAGGAATCGCAGCAGTTGAAAGAACACGATCTCCAACTACTTGTCTATCAATTTTTGTAACTAATGTTGTTTTAACACCAGTTCTCGATTGACCAACCTGTGTTGCTGTAGATTCTGTAGTAATTTGACGAGCATTACCCCAACCAGTAATACCAAATCTAGCCTGAACTTCTGCTTGTGATAGACGAACATCACCGAAACCAGATGCCCAATTGCTGCCAAATGTGAGTACTTGAGTATTACTTACGCTTGCGCCAGTCCAGCTATTTTGCCATGCATTCCAAACAGTGCCAAGAACACCTCGTCTCTCAGCAATATTTTTAATTGTGCTGTAATTACCCTCAACATCAATAACTAAATCTGGACGACGATCTACTTCAAACCAGTCATCAGATGATGGATTGATTTTAACATCACCCAAGAAAGTAAATACTGCAAATGGATTAATGTTTTCTAAACGAGAAGCATATGGTTGTGTTATAAGAGCCACATGTTCTACAAGAGGTAAAGTAATAACATCACCGTATAACTTATAATTACTTGATGCACGAGATGAGTCACTAGAATTCTTTTCTAGTAAATTGATGTTATTCATTGAATAGAATGGACGAAGTTCTGCTCTTTCCATATCAATAGAGCAGATGTAATCTGGCGACAAACTATCACCAGTATTATGTCCTGTAAATCCATCTACAATAAATCCATTTTTAAATCTAGAATCACCATTAGAGTCAATAATGTCAAGAGATTCAGTTTGTTGCTCTAATAAAGACAGTGATGTGTAATATTCTAGATTATCAATTCGTTTTTCAAGTTTACCAATATCACGCATTGTATATCGTTTATTGTCAATGCGACCAACTTGAATATTATTACTATTTGTACCAAAAGTATATGGCTCAAGAGTTAAGTTATATAAAACTAAACCGAGTGCTGGATCTAATGGCTCTCCTGGATTTAATGATGAGACACCATCAACAGCAAAGAAGTTACCACCAAAATCTACAGCAACTTTAGATTTGCGTGCCAAGTAGTATGTAAAGTCTGTGACAATGTCAATACCACGCTTTGGTATTAATGACGCAGAAGATCCAGTTCCAGAGAAACTAGTACCAGCATCATCAATTCTCGGACGGAAATCAATACAATCTCTTAATGCTTGTCCTTGATAATATGGAATCGCTTTGTAATCCACATTTGCAGGATATGAATTTACTGTGAAGTAATCACCAGTTGAATGAGTGAAGTAATCAAATGTTACTTCAATAGGTGCTTCTGGTGGAGCATATGAATTTTTAAGAATCAATCGTGCTTGGTCATAATGAGTAGATCTTTGACCATTATCAAAATCATAACGATCTGAAATGTCAATAGAATATGTAGCACCTGGAGATGCAAATGTTCCAGATTTCATCTTAACAGATACTAATCTATAACCATCAGCGAAGCCTAATAGAAGAGTAGAATTTTGAGCAGTTGCTTGAGTAGTAAATGTTGCGGTAGCTGAAGAAACTAATGTTTTAGACTTTTCTGTTAAAACAGCACCACTTTTATTAACAGCTGCAATAACCATCATTGATCTACCAGAATATGTAGAACCAAGATCAAATGTTACACTAGATCCTGATGGTGTAATTCCAGTAGGTAATACGATAGCACCACCAGCAGTTGCATCATTATCAACAACAATATAATTGTCTGTCTCGGCAGCAGAAGCCATATTACCAGACGCTGTTGATACTGTTAATTGAGGTGAACCTGATACTGTTGCAGTGCCAGAAAACTTTTCATACACAGTGTAGACTGTATCGTTAGCAAGTAGTGCTGAACGGACATCTTTAATTGCGTAATAAGGTAATGGGAAAATTAAAGATGTATTTTCTGGCTCTTTAATTTCAGTTGAAACTCTATCAATAGTAGAACCAGTGACGGTAATAGAACTATCAACAGTCATAGAAACTTGTGAGGCAATCGCTGTAATACGACGCTTAGTTCCACCAAATGATACTACATCACCAACTATAAAATCAGTTTGGAAAGAAGTACCATTACCAGTAATAGTAGTAGAAGATGATGCTGTGGCAGAACCAATCAAACGAGTTAAAACTGGTTCAATATCTGCAGAGAAAGAAAGATTTGCATCGCTTGATACATTAAAGAAAGCAGATTTAACTTTACGATTAAAGTCGTAAGTTCCATTCATCTTAATATCAAACAAACCTAATTTGTAAATTGCAGTTTGTGTACCGATTGTGCCATTATGCCATTCTAGTAAACGAACACGAGCAGTTCCAACTGCTGTAGCACTTGCAGGAGCAGTACCAACAGATGATGTTAATCTATCATAAAGAGTTACTTCACCAAAAGTATCTACTGGTGGTAAACTATTGACATTGGTTACAAGTAAGTAATTTCCTACAGTAGAAGGAATGTAAGCATTTTCTACTTGAACGAACTCACGAGATTTTTCAACAGGAACATATTCTGTTGCAATCTTTTCAATTTCATATCCTTGAACATACGCTTTTCCAGGCTCCAAACCAACAGCTAATTTTGCTTCGTTTGCTTGATTTGTTACAAGAGTATCTGCATTTCCTGGAGCATAAATGCCACGATTGTAATATGGAGTTGTTGTATATTCCCATTGAACACCAGTATTACCTGGACCATCATAAACTGCGCCTGCAGTATGAGTTGGTGGGGTGCTTGATGAAGAAGTTGCGCTGTTTCTGGCAACATAAATGTTACCGCTATTAGTAACCACATCTCCTGTTAGATAAACTCTGCTTGAAGACCAAGCACCACGATTGTTGTCTCTATATTCACGAATATCAATTTCAAAGTTTTTAACAGTATAGTTACCAGACTCATCATATGTACGACGAGCAAAAGTTTCTTCTAATACTGAGTATTCTGTTCTACGGACTTCACGCTTAACTTGGCCATCACCAGTACGAATCAATTCGATAAAATCTGTATCAGCAGTGCTTCCTTCAGTTAGTTTAGTTAATGTTGCAGTTATGCTATAACGATGAGCACCTGGAGCAGCATAGTTAAACGAATTTTGAGCATTGTCAAATAATGTTTCGTCTTCTTCTGCAGTGACAATAGATTCTTCACACAACAAACCAATACGATATGACGGAGTGTTTGTATATTTGTCAAGAATAATTGTTTGTGGTTCTACGAGGACAAAGTGTTCTTTGATATAGTACACACCAAGAGTAATAGTTGCAATTGAACCCTTGCCAGATGGAGAAGATGCTAGTGCTTGAACAGTATATGTAGTATCAACATCAGAAATAACATCACCAGCAGCAAATGTTTTTTCTGTAGTGCTGGTTCCAGAATTCTTATAACGAACAAAAAGTGTAGCTGGATCTGCACCAGAAGATTTAGCATAGTGGATAACTTCAGCTTGAAGACCAGTTGCGTTTTGAATTGTTAAACCGACGAATTCTTCAACAACTGTGTCTGCATTAACTGAGGCATATGCAGCTTCTAATTTAACATAACCAATATCAGTATCAATAGATGCTTGTCCAGGAATGACCATCGCACCTTCTTTAAATACATGGTCTCCAAAACGAGAAATTTGATTTTGCAGAATAGTCTGCATTTGAGTAAGTTCTCGTGCTTGAACTGCATACGCTGGGCGATAAAGAATTCGATAGAATTTTTTAGTTTCATCGAAGTCATCATAATATGGTTCGGTATTAAAGTTAATAGCCATTCTTTGTTCTTCTCTCGGTTAGTTCTCTATATTTATGTTAGAATCTAATAATAGTTCTAAGAGTAACAGTCTCTTCATCTGAAGGAGTAAATCCAGCTTTATTATCAATAAACATCAGCTGTCCAGAATATTTATCCACTGTTGGATTAGATACTGAAGATGCAGTAAAAGTTTGACTCGCATCATTAGTAAAAATATCATTTGTAGCAGGAACATCGTTATCTAAAGATTGGATTAGTGCTGCAGTAGATGTAGAAGAAACTACACGATATCTTCTCTCAAAAGTAGTACCGCTTATAACTCTATCTACAGTAATGTTTGTATCTTTAGGAAAGTAAGTAGTATTAATAGAACCCTGTACCAAGAAACACGCAGATCCTATCACCCCTGTAAAACGAGTATTTGCTCCATACGCTCTTGGGTTTTTAATAATACCCAATTGACGATAGTCGTTATTTACCTCAAGTCCTTGGTTTAAGTCATTAGAAACATTAGAGTAAAACATTAATGTTCTTGCAAAAAACTCATCTGGGGCATTCTTTCCATGTCCACCAAATGGAGGCATAATCGCTCTGGCTTTTGCAGCCTTACCATTTCCAGTAATTACTATATTGGCGAAGGTATAATTTTGTCCTGGATTTGTAATATTAATTTTAGTAATACGACCAGTTGCAGTATTAATAGTAGCTGTAGCGGTCGCACCAGTTCCGTCACCCTGTATAGCAACTGTGGCAACACCATAACCATACCCACCAGAGATTAATTTAATGGCATTAATAGTTCCAGCTGTAGTTAAAATTTCATTGTTGGCTTGTAGAGATGCAATATTACCTACATTTAAATCTACATTTAAACTGGCACCAGTTCCATCTCCAGAAACAGCGATTGTTGCTGTGCTATATCCAATACCACTATTTTCAACAGTAACACCAGTAATCTGTCCACCATCTAAAATAGGATATAGTTTTGCTTCTGACTTAGACACATTTACAGCTGCGATTGCACCAGATCCACCACTACCACTAAATGAGACTGTAGGAACAGTTGAATATCCTGCACCAAATCTACGAACAACTGAGCCAGTAGCTGGAACTCCAGCATACGCTACAGTGGCAGTTCCATTAGTAGCTGACCCAGAAGTATGTGTAGGATTAGAACTACTAGTAGTACCAGCACCTGTAATAGTATACAAACGACCAGCAACAAAATATTGTTCACCAACCAATACAGCTGTACTCAATGGGAAAGCAGTTCCAAATGTAACTGTTGGATCGCTAGTATAATTATCTCCTGGATTTGTTACCGTAACATATAAAACAGAACCAGTGACAGCATTCATTTTAGCGGATGCTACTGCTGAAGAACCACCACCACCAGAAAATGTGATAGATGGTGCTGTGGTATATCCAGATCCACCAGTAATTAAATTAATCTCTCTTACTGCACCAGTTAAACTTACTGAAGCAACACTTTGTCTCGAAGTATTAGAATATGTTAAACCAGTTGGAGTTCCTGCAGTAGTAACAATAGCCACATCGCTAGTAGTGGTTAAAGTAAACCCTGTAACAGAAGAACCAGAGCCAGTAATAGCAGAAACTTTGTATGTAGTTGGATTTGAATATCCAGTAATACTACCAGTGCCACCAAATGTTCCAGATATAGCAATTAGATTACCAACTGCTATTGTAGTTGCAGTGCAAGTAAATTGACCACCAGTGCCAGCTATAACAACACCAGAAATTGTTGGTGTAGTCATTGATGCACTACCTTTAGCTCTAGTGCCAGCAAATTTTAATGCAGCTGTCCCATTTTGAACTATACCTAGTCTATGCGTAGGTTCAGATGAAGATAAAGTTCCTGGAGATGTAATTTCATAAAAATCAAATACACTATTAAAAATTTTCTGTCCAAGAAATACTGTTGCTCCAGAAATAAATGCTGAAGCATCAGAAACTGGATCGCTAAAAGTTACTGTTGGAGCAGAAGTATAATTAGTGCCAGCTGTAGATACAGTCGCACCAGTTACAAAAATAGGATCCTCTACACGAGAACCATCACCTGAAACTGTAAGAGTTGCTGTTGTATATCCAGAACCTTTATTATTAATAATAACACTATCAACAGTGCCATTAGAATAAAATTGATTTGTTAGTGCAGAAACAACAGGAATCTGTTGATCATTTAAAAATTTACTTCTTAAATTAATAGGAACATTATACATGTATTTCCAAATATATCCATCAGATGTTGATATTGGCGATACAGAAGTTCCAGTAGGTTTAACTGTTGAGGCAACATTTAAATTATTATCAAGACATTTATACACATTAAAGTCATCTGTCATAACATAAAAATTAGCATCTTCA